TCGTCGGCATGGGCATCGGCTTCGCGTTCCGCATCCGCTCGGGAGTCCAGTAGTTCTGGTCGCCCTGCGCCTGTGCGCCCGCGAACTGTCCGCCCATGTTGCCCCAGCCGCCCTGTGCTCCTTGCCGCCCCTGCGGCTGCGCGTTGGGATCGTACATGCCCGCGTTCTTCGCCTGACGCCGCTCCTGTCGCCAGCCGTAGCCGGGACGGTCAGCACCGACAGGCTGCGGCTGCATCTGATTCGACATGTACATGATCACACTCCCGAGATCGCGATGTAATTGACGTTGGTCTTGGGCTGCAAGCTTTCGGCGGGCTGCAACTCGACCATGATGTCCGTTAGGCGCACAGGGGCAACGTACGCGGATAAAAACACCGCACCGATGCTCTGTGTGTTGGAAATAATGAACTTAAACTGCCGTGCATCAGAGCGCGGCGTAAACTCGCGGATGAACGTCGGAGCCTGCGACACATTGGTCGTACTAAGCTGCGAAGATGTAGCGGCGGTGTCGGACTTGTACGCTGTCGTACAGTCGTCAAGCAGATTGACGGGGTTCATGTCGCCGTAGATCTGAATGCGCAGCAAGCGACTCCCGACATTTGCATCACTGTAGTTGTCGAATGGACCCTCAAGTTCCAACGCTCGCTCGTGCGTCTCGATCCTAGTGAGTCGTTTGACGCCCGGTGAGCCGAAATCGAACCACGGCGTCTCGGCTACGCACGTAACCGTGACATCACTTGCCGTACTTCCCGGGTTGTTCACCACGACGCCGCTGCCGTTGTACGTCGAAAGCGCCGCGTCCTTGCCCTTGCTGCGCCCGTTTAGAACAAGGATCGAACCGTCCGTGCGCGATATGTGAAGCTGCGCGGGGCGAGCCTTGTCCAGAGTGAGCATTCCACCGCCGATGCTGAGTGGGCGATCCTCATACCAATACGCGTCGTTTTCATAGTCGTAGACGAAAACGCCGTAGTAGTTTTGAACCGACGCCCCATCAATTGTGGTGTAATTCGAGCTAACGGGGGCAGCGTACTCGTCCCAGCGCGACGACACATTTGCCGAGAACCAGTATAGTATACCGCTCTGCGCGTCGTGCTGTACGTGCCGGATTGCGTTGCGTACCTGCATGAAACGCTGCCATTGCAGAGAGCCGCGCACGTCCTCGGCAAGTGGCTGCATGTTGCGGCCATCGAACGAGAAGGGCCCTCTACGGGTCCAGACGAAGTGCCGCCCGCGCGCAGAGACGATGCGGTTCGACCGCAAATAGTCCCTGATGCCCAAGTTCTCATTGTTCGACCGGAACACGAATGGCGTATCGCCGGACTGCGTGGCGGTGCAGATCTCTTGCGAGTCGTCGCGGTGGATGACGAGGTCGTCGCCAAGGACTTCCATTCCGGAGATGCTATTACCTTCGCCGTCAAAGGTCTTGAAGTTCGGCACGGCCGACATATCCGAAACGTTCCCGGTGTGCCAATTGATGAAATCGCCGATCTGCGAGTAGTAGAGCGCGCGCGATCCGTAATTTCCATTCGGATCGGTCGCCGCCGCGAGGAACAGTCTACCTTTGTAGACGGAGGCATATACGCCGCGCGGGGTGAGTCCATCGGTGGCTGTGTCGCTCCCGATGGCGGTCGCGCTCGCTGCACCGAGATTCGTCAGGTAGAACCAATCGCGCAGCACATTACCAATGCTTGTCAGGTCGATTGCGGCTGGCGCACCCTGATTGCTGGAAATGATCAGGTAGATGTGACCGGCGGTCACGGCCGGATTCGATGGGGAGGAATCTCCGGCGGTGTGCGTGACGAGCTGTTCGAAGATGCACGCATTCCCGATCACGCGGGCGGTGTCGTCGTGTGTCGCGCGCGTGCCTGCAAGGTTCTCCGAGATGACGTTCAGGAATGCGACGCTCTTCGCGCCGCTAGTCCCTTCGTACGCCCGATCAAGTGTGATCGACGGAGCGCCCGTGGCGGCGGTGACGCGATAGACCTCGGTGGTCGGCTGCGTGCCGACCAACATCAATTGTCCGGCAATCCTTGCCGTAGTAGGCGTAGCGGTCTTGGAGCCATTGGTGAACGTGACACTTTGTGTGGAGACCGCATTGTAGATCTGAGAGACGCCAGTTGACTCAATCTTTAGCGCATACCACGGGTTGCAGATGATCGAGAGGTCGCGGTTCACGTCGAACATCCACCACCACGGCGTCGAGCCGAGACGCGCGAATACGCACTCCTCGCCCTTGCGGCTCCACCACTCACCGTCACGCACCGCGAAATTGAACCCACCACGCAGGTACGTGCCGTTGAGGACACGATCGGTGACGCGCTCACCGTTGAGCCTACGGAACGGGCCGATCCATGTGGGCTGCGTTCTCAAACTTCGCGCCCCCAGACGACGCCGACGACTTTGATGTCACCGACACCAATCGTAATGTCGGTAGTCAGCTTGAGGGGACCACTCGACCCCGTCGCGGCCCCTCGACGACCAGATCCCAGATTTACTACGACAGGCGTACCCGTGACGCTGGTGCCAGAGTTTCCAGCGGTAAAGGCCGTTACGTCCGCGACTGCAACCTTGTGGATCGTGGCAACCGGCGCGACAACCGCATTACTGTTGCCTCCGTCGGCGAAGTAAATCAGCACCCCATTTGCAGCAGCTAGAGCATCCGGGCCAACGATTCCAGTTACTGCATATCCCTTGAGGAGGAAGCGCTTACTGGTAGGTGGCGTCCACACGGTAAGCGGCGTGGTGCCGGTAAGAGACCCGCTGAACCCATTGTAGACGCTCGACTCACCATCCGCGTAGATCGCGTTGATGTTCAGCGACCCGGCGAGCGTGGTCTTGATCAGGCCCAGCGTCGTATTGACGCTGTTTACTGCCGTCGAGAGGGACGATGTCGCAGAAGCGCTCGACTTCTCGATCGCACCAGCGACGATACTGCCGAGGTCGTTAAGACTCCGGGCGATGCCGTCTACAGCAGTCTTAACGATACTCGAAAGTGGGGCCTCGGTAGGCATTAGGAGTAACTACCCCGAATGCGGCGATACCACGCAGAACCGGACGCAATACCAGGCGTCGGACGCCCAGCCACCATCGACGGCTTCAACGTCAGCGTCGCTGGTGCCTGCACCTTGCGATCGACCGAGACCGCCTTGCCGAGTTCGTCGCGGTACAGACCCATCCAGAACTGGGCGGCCTCGTTGTCGTTGTAGTACAGACAACCACGCGCGGACGCGCTGCGCGTCGTCATCTGCAGCCCGCCGCGAACGGCGAGCGTCAGGTCCGACAGCGCGCGGATCAGGTCGGGATCAGACATCAGAGCCACGAGTACGGCGCGTAGGACGAGCCGTAGCCGCTCGGGTAGCCGGACTCGAGAGCCCCGGCTCCCGTGCCAGGCTTCATCGTCGGACGCGACGGCGACAGTCGACGCCGATCGACTCCGACCGCCTTCGCGAGCTCGGCCGAATAGAGCTGCGACCAGAGCTGAAACGACTCGGCCTCGCCGTAGTACATGTACCCGTACCGAGTCGCCGCGATCTCGACGAGCTTCGGCAGGTAGAGCGTCGCGAAGTTGGTCGACGAGTTTCCGCTCAGTGACGAAGGATACTCGTAGACGCGCTCGCGCACGGCATACGTGTCGTCGGGAATCGGACGCAGCACGTAGCTGTCGCCGTCGCGCGCCCACACGCGCGGCATGTTCGTCGTCTGCTCGGTGAACCGCATCGGGTCCACGAGCTCGTCGAGCGTGACCTCCTCGAGCATGAAGTAGTCCTCGCCCGAGGTGCGCCGCAGCATGATCCAGCGGCAGTCCTTGAAGACCGTCGCGTTGGCGAATGCGTATGTGTCAGTATCCGCGGTCAGCGTCCGGGTGCGCGTGAACTCCATGCCCGACCAGTTATGGTCGGCGCAGATGTCCTCGCGGATGGCCTGATCGATCCAGGTCTGGACTGCTGTGTTTTCAGCAGTCGTTACCCCGACTCGGCCGAGGTTTGCCTGCACTCGGTTCTGCAGCTCGAGACGAGTTGCCATCGACCGTCCGGTAGCCCTTCTGCACCCAGTCCTTCAGGTGCTCGTTACGCTGCGCTCGCCTCTCGGTGCGCGGCCCGCGCTGCTCGCGACCGCCGAGCGCCTCCCGAAATGCACTCAGAAGGCACCCGGCTTCTGATAGTCGGGCCGCTTCCACGGATTCCCGACCGGAGCCTTCGGATCGAGCGGCGTCTTCTTGACGACGTTCGTCCCTTGGCCCGCGTTGGTGATCGGGTTGCGACCCGGCTTGAGGCTCGCGTCATCCGGATACTTCCGCCCGGCGAACGCACCGGAGCGAGCTTTCGCAAGTCGCTCCGAGTGCGTGTTGCCGCGACGGCTCCCCTGGTTTCCCAGGCCGTTGTCCATCTTCAGCTCGCGGTGAAGGCCGCGTACTTGATGGTGCCGGTGCCGGAGATCGACTTTGCCGTCGAAGAGAACGACGACTGCGGGCTGGGTCCGCTCGGGAAGTGGTAGCCGTGCACCATGAAGTACACGGTGCCGGTGCCGGTCGAGTTGCCGCAGTGGATCTTGATCTCCTCGCCGGCATTGAACTCGGCCTTGGTGCTCGCCGAGAAATCGACGCGCACCTCGTCGCCGACCACCAGGCCGGAGACGACACCGAACGTACCGATGGTCACCGCGTCGCTCGCGTCCGCGGCCGAGCCGGGGTACTTGCGGCGGCTGACGGTCATCGTCTCCGTCGCGGTCGCCGTGACAACGCCGACGATGAACGAGATCGCCATGACGCGGAACGGCCGCGGGAAGATCTGCGTGACCGAGTTTGCGCCCGAGATGTCCATCGACCCGAGCGAGTACCCGACGAGATTGCTGTAGCTCTGCTCTGCCATTTGCCCGCCTCCTTACAGCGAGCCGAGGGCCACGACGCGGTTGTCGGGCTCGGTCGACGAGTTGTAGGACCAGATGTGGGCGAAGCCGCCGAGGTAGTACCAGGCCAGCGCCATGTCGCGGCCGAAGTCCCCGGGGATCGCCTCGCGGATCTCCTCCATCGTGGCGACGATCTCCATGACGGGATCGTTGCCGAAGATGACGGCCTCACCCTTGTAGGCGGTGGTGCCGATCTTGCCGGAGTTGCCGAGGTTGTCGTTGTTGTTCGCGACGCAGCGCGTGCCGTAGATGCGGCCCGTCTCGCCCGAGAACAATTTTTCGGGATCTCCGTAGTACTGCGCCTTCTCCCAGTCCGGATCGTCCTTCAGGGCGCGCATCGCCGGGACGGAGCCGATGCAGATGTAGTTGACGCCGTCCCACGGCTCGACCGGCGCTGACGCCGACGATCCGTAGACGCCGTACTGCAGCGCGTCCACGATGTTGCGCAGATCCCAGACCTGCCAGTCGCGGCTCGCGGTACCGCCCGCGGTGCCGCTCGTGCCCCACGTCGCAGCCGGCGAGTCGGTCGCGCCGGTCGGCGTGTAGATCACGTTACCCGAGTAAAAGGCGTTGCTGGCTCGCCAGTCGATCGCCTTCGCCTCGTCGTCCGAGAGGCGCGACGAGATCGGGTCGCGGACCTCGAACTCGGAGAAGGTCTCGAACTCCTCCATCCACGGGATGGCGAAGCCCGAAGGCACCGCGGTCGCCGAGCCCTGCGTGATCAGGAAGTTGCCACGCGGGATCGGATCGCCGAAGCCGATGATGCGGCCACCGCGCGGAGTGCCCGACGCGTTGCCGATCTTGTCGAACAGGAGCACCTGTCCCGACCGCTTCCCGTACTGCCCTTCGCGCTTGCAGAACTGACGGAAGCGAACCTGCGGCTGGCCCATCGCGCGGGCCTTGCGGCTCAGAGTGTTGTTCGAGAAATACTTGCCGGTTGCGTTAGTCAGCCAGTCCATTCCTGGCATTTCTGCTTCCCAACCCTCCGGACCACTATTCGGTTGAACCCATGCGAGCCCTCATCAGGCTCGCGCCCACTGCCCCTCGTGCGTCAGCGACGCCCGTTCGCGACGTAGCGGTCCTGACGGACCCGGTCCTCGCGGTTGCGCGAGCTGTCGCGGTACTCCTGCGAGTCGATCTGGTTCCACATCTTCTTCTGCCGAGCGGCGTCGAGCTCGTTCACGGCCTCGGCCAGCTCGGCGCGCGGGTCGCGCGGCATGCCGTTGTTCGGGTCCGCGAGGCGCTGCTGCGGCGCGAAGTTCGCACCCGGCGGGCCCTGCATCTGACGCGCACCCATCTGCTGCTGCTGCGCGAGCTGCGCTTCCCAGGCGGCGCGCTGCTTGACGGCCTCGCGCACCTGGTTCGCGGCCTGATCGGCGTAGCGCGACAGCTCCTCGGTGCGCCCCTCCTCGATCATGCGCTGCGCGTCGATGCCGCCGGCGCGGAGGTTCGCCTCGACCTGTGCGCCGAACATCGCGACATCCTGGTTGTACTGCGCGAAGCCGTTCCAGAAGCCCTGGTACGCCTGCGAGAGCTGCTGCATGCGGCGCTCGTTCTCGATAATCTGCCGCGCGCGGTTCTCGGCCTCCTGCGCCGCGGTGCCGATCACCTCGCGCGTGTAGCCGAGCGGGTCGGCAATGACGCGCTCGCGCAGCGTCGCGTTCACGCGCTCCAGATCAGAGGGCGACGCGGGCGGCGGCGGCGGTGCCTGCTTCGGCTGCGTCACGCGCTGCTCGATCGCGTTGAGGCGCTGGCTCACGCCCTGCGCGAACTGGCCCAGATCCTGCCGCAGCGCCTGCTGGAACTGCTGAAGCTCGCTGGGCTGCTGCTCCTGATTCTGCTCTGACACTCAAGACCCCCTGTCGAATCCCCCGAGAGGGATGTTCCCGACGAACTGTTCCCGCGTGCGTGTCGCGGTGACGAGATGCGCGTCGCGCTCGACTGCCTCGAGGAAGAGCGAGAGTTCGTCGAGTTCTGCGACCAGAGCGAGGTTGCGCTCCGGGTCGGTCGACTCCTCCCACTCGGCGAGGGCGAGCTCGCGGCGCTTGGCGATTGCCGGTCGGCGCTTCTCGCGCCAGCCGAGCG